TCGTATTTGAGCCTGTTGCAACATCCGAATAAGAAGTATTCGAACCCGTTGAAACATTACTATACGACGTGTTACTACCCGTGTCAATATCAGCATAAGCTAATACATTTACTGCTCCTACACTCAAAGAAGCTGATACACCAGTTAATCCCATAACCTGATCTGCTGGATCTACGGATCCTACAGAACCTGTAAATGATATACCTGTTAATCCCATCGTATCTGCAGGTGATATACTTCCTACGGAACCTGTTATAGATTGACCTGCTAAATCAGCAACAGCTGAACCTAAACCAACTAAAGATCCAACACTTAAAGACGCCTCTTGACCAGATAATGTTTGTGAATTATTTGGTGCAATCGCTGTTCCTTGTGCTGATGTAATTGAAAATCCTGAAGGGAAAACAACACTACCACCAAATCCTATTGCAGTTCCTTGTGCTGATGTAATCGCTTGACCTGTTAAAGTTACGTCTTCGTTTGGTGCAACAGCTGCTCCTAAGTTTGCAGTAAACGATTGACCTGTTAAACCCATAACCTGATCTGCTGGTGTAATTACCCCATTTGCACCTGTTATGGCTTGACCTGTTAAAGATACGTTTGCATCTGCAGTTGTTGTTAAAGAATCTACAGTTGCGTTAAATGATAAACTTCCAAGTTCTACAGTTTTTGGAATTACTGGAGAGATAGATCCAACTGATCCAGTAAATGAGAGTCCAGTTGGAATAATAATATTTGTGCTTACTATGGTAACTGAACCAATAGAAAAAGAAGAAGATACACCAGTTAGTGAAACAGTTTCGTCTGCAAGATTTCCCCACTCACCATCATTCCATGCCTTTGCGCCCCAACCGGTTGCTAGTAATGCATCACGGTTCCAATTGGCTTGACCCCAGGTGAATCTACTCCATCCTGATTGAACCGACATGGTGGTCCTCCTATGCTAATCTTATGATTGCGTTTGTAGCGTCTGCTGTAGGGAATTGAATTGTAAAAGTTCCATTCGTTGCAGTTTTGTCTCCACCGAAAGCAATCGCACAAACTGCATCTGTTGTACTTGATCCACCGTTAGTTGTTGTGTTGTAGATCAAAGCAGCGTTTGCTGTAAACGTTGCTGAACTGTAAGTGACATCAGAAAAATCTGTAAAGGCTGTCGTTGAAGATAAAGAAACGCCTGCGTTTGTTAATGTAGCTCCGCCTGCTGTGTATGCAGTTCCAGAAGTATTAGTAATTTCTTCAGACGTTGAATAGTCTGTAGTTGAAGCTCCTAATGTAGCGTCGCTATCAAACAATGCAACTTTAAAAGTATGACCGCCTGATGATTCAAAGCTGTGCTTACCTTGTAAAAGTTCTTGTTTAAAACTTGAACATATCGCTGATGTGTTTGCCATTTTTTATCTCCTTATGGTGTTGGTGAGTTAACCGGTATTCTTACTGTACCATCGGTATAATCATCTCTACGTCTTCTACCGATTTGTTCTCCACCGAACTTCTGTACTTCTTGTTTATACTTGTTTTCATAAAGTGTCAACATATCTGCTGGACCTTTTAAAAAGCCATAAGTCTCTGCTAGACAGCAGTATAATAAGCCATTTGGGAAGTTTAAACTGATATAGTTTGTTGTATTATCAGAGGCTAAAGTAGATGGCATCTTATTATAGTGCACTCTAAATTTATAATTTGTATTAGGTGTAGGGGCTAAAAAGATACGTCCAGAGTTAGTATCACTGTCTCCCGTAGCATTGCCAAACATAGCATAATATTTTGGCTTACCTTGAGCTGCCGAAGTTCCTGTAACAGGTTGATATTCTTGTAAGTATGTTACGTCCTTCTTTTCTAACCAAACGTTAGTTCCCGTGAGCACAGATGAGGAATCATAAACCTGGACACCTCTTATAAACAAGGCACCTGCTGGACAGTTAATGGTTTCCTGACCGGGAACCAAGTTTCCAGACTGTTGTTTTCTATCTGCATCAATCGGAATGTCACGCATAATTCTATATTGCGCGTTTAAAATAATATTCTCTAATTGATCTGTAGATAAAACATTTGAATCTACTTCTGTGTAATTTCTAATTTGTGTAACTAAAGTGGTATAACTAATTCCTGCCATTATGCTTGCTGAGTAACTGGTCCTGCTGTTACTGTCATTCCTCCTGCTTCTTCTGTTACCGTTGCATTTGATCCAGCGCCAAATACATAAGTGTTTGTTGTTACACTACTTATACTAAATCCTGACGCATTTTCAAATACAGTATATGCTAATCCACCAGGACTTCCATCAACATTTCTAAACCTAACCGTATCGCTATTAGATCTACCATGATTAGGCTCTGTTACAGTCACATCTGCTGATCCTGAAGTTAAACTAAATGGATTGCCAGGTAATAAATTAGGTGTTGCTGGTTCTGTTCTATCTGGTCTAGCTCTATTTAAACCTTGAGGGTCAGCTGATTTTGCTCTGGGTTGAAGCTGTGGTTGTTTTTCTTCATACTCAGATATATGCACAAAAGATCCGTTCCATTCTTTAACCATTTCTGTATATGGAAACTCTAATCCAGATCTGTCTGATATTGCTTTTGCGTATTTACCTGATGCAAATCTACCCATTAACCTGCCTCCGGATAGTATGTTTTAGGAGTAATATGCGTGCTTGTAGATGAACCATCTTCAGTTAATGCTCTATTTAATTCATCTTCATAATATAATTTCATTTCTTGTGCTCTTTGTGGAGCATATTTTTGTGCTAGATAAAAGGCTAAACCTGAAACCATGCAAGGTGCAAAACGATAAGGCACATCAGTTGCATTGGTATAATCACCAACGTCTTGTATTCTTTTTACAAAATAAAAATTTAATTTATTACCAGCCTCTGAAGAACCTGGTGTTAAATACAAAGTAATTGTAATCTTATCTATAAATCTTTGCACAAAGTATTGTGATGGTGTGCCTGTAGCTGTCTTATTAGATAAGGCTTGGTATGTAGATCTATTAATTTTTGTAAGCGGTGAGTCAACACTTGAAGAGTTTCTGTAAACAGCTTCTAGAATATCATCAACACCATAAATCGCTGTAGCATCAGATGTGCCATCCCCCGTTGATCTAAAAATCGTGTAAACAGCTTGGTTATTAACTAAGGTAATATCATTATTACCAACTTCCCAATAATGCAAACCTCTATTAGCCCATTCTTGAAACATAATATTTAAAGAACGTCTAGCAGTTTTTAATTGATATCCAGATACTCCCTGAAGCCCAATTCTTTCGTATGCATCTTCTATGATTTCATCGATAGAAAAATTTTTATCAAATACTGTCGTACCCGAGGTAGTGTTAGCCATTTAACCTCCTAGCCTGTGTAGCCAATAGTAACTGATGTTGTATTTGTTAAATCTAAATATATACCAGTTCTACATCTTATACCGCTTCCAGGAACGTAGATGTCTAATCCTTCAGTTCCGCAATTACCTTCGAATACTAAAGCCCCAGTTGCATCTGTTCCATCGTAGATTTTAACATTACTGTTAGCAACGCCTTCAGCTTGAATATAAGTTACTCTTGCTGATGCTATAAACGCATCTGTTGCGTCTGTTGCTCTACCAAATCTACCGTCAGAAGTTCTACAAGAAAACTGTTGGTCTGATGTTGCCATTTTTTATCTCCTTATTAGGGCGGGTGGGTATTAAGATCAAAAAGTCTTAAATTTTCCCACCCACTTATCTATTAACTATTTGCAAAAGGTGTCGCTTCGGTACCTGTACCGATTAACACAGCTTCTACTAAATATACATTATCTTCAAGTGCCGTGATAGTAACTGTACTACCTTTGTCGCCACCTGTAGTTCCACCGTTCATGCTGATAACATCATTAGCTGATGCTGGTACGAATGAACTGTTTGTTCCGTCTGCTACGTTAACAACAGTCGCGTGACCAACAAATTTGTCAGTTCCGTCTGTTTTAATATCGCAGTCCGAACAATCTGTGCCTACAAAAAATTTGTAAACAGCCCCTAAATGGTTAAGTGCATTAGGGTCATTGTCTCCAGCAGTGCCACCTTTGCTATCTGCTTTGATTGTTGGAAGTGTGATTGCTCCATCTGCATCATTTACTTTGATAACTTTACCTGCGTGAGCAGCGAAAGTTAAAGTAGTTTCTGCTGTGATGTTAACAATCGAATCAGGTCCCGCAGTAACAAATCCTCTTAAAGATTTTACTGGTCCTGAAAACGTAGTTTGTGCCATATTTATATCCTCCTAGTTTACAGATCATAGTCTCTAGGCCGTCGACTATACGCGTCTATGATCTTTAAAATGTATAGTGAGTATTTTATATAGCAGATTATAATAGAGTGCAAGAGATTGCGTAGTGAAAGTACGTTTTCAGCGATGTAGCTTTTTACTAAGTAGCTACTGAAACTTCGGGTGCAGCGTCTTCTATCTTATTAGTTAGATTTGCTATCTTAGCCTCTTCTATTTTAATAGCATTAACAACTTCTCTAATTTTGTTGTCAATTCTAACCATGTCCAAAGTATATCTTTGGTTATCACGCTGTTGCACCGCCCATTCTGTTTCGAGACCCCTCTTCATCTTGTAAAGGTCTCTTACCTGAGTTTGCATCTATGATCTCCTCGTAAGTTAGCCATAGTTTACGATGGTCTATAAATCCATCTTTCTCCCATTTTATATCATTTTTTCCTAGCTTGTCAACTAGTGCATTTTCGAAAGCTTTATCTTCATCCTCTGAGATAATCTCAAAGTCTGTATAGTAGCCATATGCTCTGATCTGTACACGGAAGTTTTTCATAGTTGCCTTTCTACTTTAGCATAAAAAAAGGGGGCTATGAAGCCCCCTTTTAATTTTAATTTAGTAAGTATTACGCACCTTCTACGCCAAAAATACCTCTAGGGTCTGATACGCCAAATACGTATCTTTCTCTAGCTTTGTATCTTACGTTTCCAGTATCGAAGTCAC